CCTCTAAGCCCGACATGAGCCAGTCGTTTGCTTTGGCAGAAGTCTCAGCGACCTCTTCGCAAACTTCTCTGCTCAGACCGGTGTAGTCTCGTACATCGTCGGGGTCGACGCTATGGTGCGCCGCTGAGTCAATTAACCGCAGCAACGAATTGCGCAGATGAGGCGATATGGAGTAGTAGATGGCGTTTATGTCCGCCATTAAGGTGCAGGGGTTCTCAATCATGCGCTTACTTCGGGGTAACGGGTGCGTAACTTTTCGATGTTATTCTCTGCGACTTGCTCTAGGGAAAGCCCTAGGATGGTACACAGCTCTGAAATATACCATAACACGTCGCCCAGCTCCTTGTCAAGGGCTTCACGGTCGAGAGGTCGACCGTATAGGAGGTACTTTTTCACGTGCTCGGTTACTTCACCGGCTTCGCCTGCGAGACCTAGGGTCTGCACGGCGAGCCACTCTTTAATCTCACAGTCAACGGGCAAGGAAAAAGCCGCCGCAGCGGTTTGATAGTCGTCAAGGTTCATGCTTCGGTTTCCAATAAGGTACACAGTCTATGCCGCTTGGGTGGTGCCAGTCGAGACGCTCACCCTTATCGCGGTTTTGCTCGGCAGTGAGGCCCTGCAGGTTACCTCGATGATGTTTCCCCCCAGCGGCCAGGGGTACTATATGGTCGCAAGTAAAACCTAGCTTGCGCATCTCCGCGCAGAACTCGTCAGCGAGCTCCCGCCCCGGAAGGGACGCACTCTTGCGAATGCGCTCCTTCCGGCGTAACCACTTCTCGGTTTTCTTGCTGTTAGGCATCTCCCCCGCATCCAGCTTTCGCCAACCGCTGGATAGCGGCGAGACGTTCACGCACGGGGGTAACGTCGATGCACTCTTGCGTTACGCGGTCGTAGATGCTGAGCTCAGAGCGCTGGTCGCCTACCCACAGGGCGGTGTCCCGCGTTCTCTGGCAGTCGAAGCCATCAACATAGAGTAAACCGTCGTCTATCCAGAGGCCCACGCCATCCGCGCCTATGCTCGAGATGAGCTTGGTGATGAGCAGCGACACCAACTTCTCGGGCTCGACGTCATCAAGCGGAATTTTAACGGTCTGGTGAATACCGAGACCACAGACGTAGGTGAAAGTGTGTGGCCTTTCAAACACGTTCTCATTGGTGTACACGGAGAGACCTCCGTGCTCACCACGTAGCAAGGCGGATACGAGGGCTGTCAGGGCGGGGCGCACCACGTAGAGGCCAAAGAAGCCACCACTGCGGCCCAGGCCAGAGACGCATAGCTCAGAGGGGCTGCAAGGGTCAAAGATTAGTTGCATATATCAAAACTCCGAGTAGTAGTTGAGTGCGATGGTAGCGATGAACCCGTCACCTTGAGGGGTGAGGGTGATGACCCCATTATAAGGGCCAGGGAGGTAATTGTCAAGGGGTCGCATGGAGCCGCGCACCCACTTGACGACCTGTCGAGAGTAGAAGTCTTTGACCAGGTCCGTGGGCATGGCTTGGTCCTGACGGAACGTGTCTTTCAGGGAGAGGGTGAAGTCGTACTCCCAGTGGGTGTCCTGAGGCTTTGGGCCGAAGCAGATAGTCACGCTGGGACGTTCTATGTCTGGCTCGTCAGCCGTTACCTCCATTATCCTGAAGGCGGCGCTGAGCTGCGCCTTGAGCACGTCAGCATTAATAATCATCTACCCAATCCTCTATGCGGTCGTCACAAACGTCACTGTACAGGGCGTCCCAGTAGGCGTCTTCTGCCTCCGCCTCTTCTAACTGTTCCTTTACTTCGCTCGTGGCGTCGAGGGGGAGCAATGGCGCTTCTTGCACTAGGCACTCCTGTACTACCCAGAGCTCCCCAACCCGGTTCCACGGGTCGGAGCTCTCTTTTAACACCGTCTCTTCTGGCGGGTTATCCGTAGCCAGGGCGGTGAGCTGACGCACCACCACGCGGTCGATATCGTCCGCTCGAGCCAGGGCGCTGGCCCCGGCGATTTCGCTGGACGAGAAGATTCCAATCTCGCTTGATTCCCAGGCGTCAAAGTGCCTGGTTAGGGTCCATACGTTCATTTGCAATTCTCCGCTTGCTTTGCTTTCTCAGATTTTAACACAGCGGCTACCCCGCTGTCAAGCAGGGTTTGTAGGCGCACTAGGCCCACCTCAGCGTTCAGGTGGACGTGGCCCATGGCGAGCTGCTTCGCTCGGGTCTCGGGGCGGTGGCTGGTGACACGCTCCCAGCCGTGGGCGGCGACCCACAAGCGTAGTTGCTTCTTGTCGACCACGTAGAGACGCCCGCCCTCGATGTGGAACACGTATTTCGTGGCGGCACCGGTGTACCACCAAGACTTCTCCCAGCCCCTCTCACGGTGCTCCACCCGGAGTTCAAACGCCAGGTTACCCCGGCGCTCGAAGGTCGCGCGGGCAATGGACTTGATGCTGACGCTGGTGCCCTTCTGGGTCCAAGCGTCGATGTCGGACTTGATGTTTTCCTCCTTGGTGGAGGGCCGCCACCCCATCGATTCTATGATGCACTTTTCGATTCTCAGGCCCCGGGCCTTGTCGCCCAGGGCTGCTGTTAATTCACTCACTTTTTAGACTCCTTCGCAGCTTTTGCTGACTCTTTTTTACCTGACGTAGGCGGGCGCTTGCCAGACGCCCGTGGTCGTTGCGGCCCCGACGGCGGGGTGTTTCATGGCTTTTTAGTCTCAATTGTACACCTGGATAACGTTATGGCAGGTAAGTACTCGGGAAAACTCGGGGATTTCTCCGCCATGAACGGAGTAGAACCCCTTCTCTGGAGTGTACCATATTTCTCCTACTTGTTGCCACCCGGGCAACAACTCTATGCACCCCTTTAACGTGAGCGCACGTAGATTGCCTGTTATATAGGCATGGACGTTTTTCACGCCCGTCTCTAGGGTTTGTTTACGCCCGCTTTCGTACACCCTGAGCCCTGCTTCGGCCAGGTATACGTGGTGGCTGTGAGTTTGAACGCTCCAGCCCACGTCGGGAAGGTGATGATGTACGCTCCAGAGCCGTCTTCTTGAGTTCCAATGTATGCGGTGTGTTTCATGGCGTTTTAGTTGCACGGTACACCTCGACTTTCTTGTAGGTAATGAGCGCGTGCTGAAACTCTGCGTTCGGAGGATATTGCAGCTTGCTGCGCTTGTCATAGAAGCCCTGCTGAGGATTATACCACAGCTCACCCACTTTGAAACCGAACTCATCCGAGTGCTCTAGGGCGGTGGCGATGTCGTCGGCCACTAGAATACCACTGATGAATGCGTGAACGTTCTTAACGCCCGTTTCTAAAGCGCGTTGACGCCCAGCCTCGGACACTATCAACTTGACGTGGGACAAGAGCACCGCATGACGCCAGGCGTAGAGACGCCAGCCTACATGCTTCCAGTATCGCTGTACGGTCCACATTTGCTTGTGGACGTTCCAGTGAACCCGTATGCGGTCGTTGGTCATGATTTTTTCCTGCATGATTTTTTCCTGTAAAACTCTATTAGGCGCCCCATTACAAAGAGCACCGAGGCTTTATCTCGGTAAACATTGTAAAAGCCGATGTCCTCATTATACCAGAGCTCACCCACTTTGTCAAGGTCTTGTAGGTACTCTGTAGGGTGGGGTTTAGTCCAGCCTTCTGCCAGGTTGTTAACGTCTCTAGTTATGAGCGTTCCCCGTGCATAGTGCGTATTTACCTCGACGTTATCGAGGATAACGGAGAACTGGTAGCCAAGCACTCGCCAGTGGCCCGAGGACAAGTGTTGCCAACTCCAGAGCTTTTTGCGCCTGTGATACTGAATACGTGTCAGCATGATTTTTTTTGGTGATTGGGTGGTCCAGAGTGATTTAGGGGCGCCAAGCGGCGGCGCTGAGCGCCCCAGCGGAGAAACTTAGACTATGACCTTCTGGCTGTAGTGCAGCACTTCCCCAGTATAGGGGTTCTCGCGAGTTTTGTCAAACCCGCCCAGCCACCAGACCGCGACGGCCTGGAGGGCAATCTCCGACAGGAGGGCGTTGGTGGCCTGGGAAACGGCGGCTTCGTCCCAGTGCCCCGCCCAGATGGGGTCAAGAATGGGAGTTTGATTTACCCACTCTAGAAAGTCGCCGCACGTGAGAAGCGCCAGGTGGCACTCCTCCTCTGTGGTAAAGCCTAGACCGTATTCCACGTGGGCTACATCGTGCAGCCCCCTGAAAATGTCGTTGGTGGTATCGCTCCAAAGCGGGCTACCACCTGTTATACACGTCTTGGCGACGTCCAAGAACCCAGCCTTGACGGCCTGGGACATCCACGTGAGATTAGAATCGTAGTTCGAGACTCTATTGACCATCCTAAAGACGCACCCCGTGCGGCGATGCACCCACTGGTCTCTGTCGCGCTTCACCTGGCTGTGCAGCCAGACGGTGAGAATGTCGCTAGCGCCGTTCTGGCGGCACTCAGCCGCCCGGCACCTGCCGGTCAAATATGCTAGGGCTAGGCGCTCTGCTACTTGCTGCATTTCGTCATCGAAATCATCAATACCTAGACTCGCGATGTCAGAAATACCTTCGATGATACTTTCGTTTAACATGGTTCTCTCCGTGTGTGTGTGTGATTAGTGCCGGGTTAGAGCCCCACGAGGCCACTATCGTGACCTCTTGAGAGACCGTTGAGGTCTCGCTACCCGGCGAGGGGTTGAGGAACTACTTGTGTTTGAACACGCAGTTCCTCTGGCATACGCCAGTGGTGCAACGAGCGAGGCAGCGCTCTAGTGGCGTCTGCACAGGCTGGTTGCTGACCAGCATAGAGGCGGCGGGGACAGGCGCTGGGGCCGGGGCGGGATAGGGGCATTCGGGCGTGACAATATTCATCGCCGCAATACCGAGACATATACCGCCAGCCCACGCACAAATAATTGCTGTACTCATTTTGACCTCATGTGGATAAGTGCCGGGTTAGTGCGCTCCCCAGCTTTTACTAACTAACGTAGCAGATTTCGAGGGGTTTGTCAAGCCCCTAGGCCATACTTTATGCGGTAGTGAGCCAGGCGCTCACTGCGCATGTTATCTGGCCCCGTCTCCCAGCTCATGAGGGCTGCGGTGACATCATGGCGGGCCATCTCGAAGATTGCGCGGCGACAGCCGCTCTCATCTCCGCGCTCGAGGGCGAGAAAGTATAACTCTCGCCACTCTTGGTAACACTCTTGGTGATGGAGATACTTTTTAGTCATACTTTGCCTCTCGAATAGACGCGAACTCAATGTCCTCCCAGCCATCGGGTGGTATTGCCCAGCGGTTGCCCGCCAGGCGTAGGCCCACATCCTGAGCCTGTGAAATGGCTTGGTCACGTTGTGCCTCTACAGCCCGTCGCCCACGGGGGCGGCGGAAGCAGTGCTTGGGAAGGTTTCGACGGGTTCTAGACACTGATTACACTCCATTGATTTCGACACTTTCACTATACCACGCCTTTTAGAGTTTGTCAAGCCCTATAGGCGTTTGAAATGAACTTGTAACCTATTGCACAATTTTACAGGACGCGCGGTGGTCCTACCGTGCTGAAGGCGAGACCTAGAAGGTCTCTCTGAAGGTTATTAAAATGGGGCCGCAGTTAAGCGACCCCGAGTGATTAGGATAGGCTAGTCGGCGCTACACCTCCATGCACACCATACCACCGCCTGACATACGGCGGGAGAGACCCCTAGGACACGCGCGGCGGTGACATAGTCAGCCGCCACGGCACGGTAACGATTAGGGGTTAGCGACCCCCATACCGCCTGGCCTGGGCAATACCACGCGGCCAGTGCGTGGCGGTCGATACAGACTGAGTCTGTTTGACCTTTGGCCAGGATGCACTGGTAGAAGGCCCTGACTTTGAGACCGCCTAGGACATCTAGCGGGGAAGACCCGTCGAGAACGCGCTGGGCTTTTGCGCAGTTGTCACCGGTCTGGCCGGTTATAGGTAGACCGCTTAGGTGAGAAACTATTGCAGACTCAGCGAGTTCTACGTTTCTCTTCCAGGATACCTGGGGCGAGAGTGCCGCGAGTACCCCCGCCACTTGGGTGGCGCTGTAGGTACCATAATAGTCAGCCAGGAACACCGCCTGGTCATATGCGGCGGTGTACCAGTTGAGACCCTGCTGGTACAGTACAGGGTCTCGCGCCTCTAGGGCGCGGGCGAGCTTGATTAATTGAGTGGGATTGGGATTAGGGTCGTGCATTATCACAAGTGAATTGTAGTGCATGAGGCCCACAGGCGACCTCTTGAACAGTATAGGTCAGCGGTGCCGAAAGTAGCCACCCCATACCTACCGCCAGGGCGGCGGTGATGAGGTTGGGAACGAGGTGCCCAGACACTCTGGGCACTGGTTTATATCCAAGGCGGGATTGACGTTTCATTTTATAGACTCCTTCATGGCAGTTGTGTGGACGTTTCGAGGTCTAGCGATTTCTTGAGAGACCGTTAAGGTCTCGCTTGCACCGTGGCCTAGCGAGGTCTTGTGACCTCTCTAGAGACCGTTGAGGTCTCGCAGGCCCTTAGGGTTATCGCAAACCCTGGGCTAGATGTCGACTCGAGGTCTAGCGACCTCTTGAGAGACCGTGGAGGTCTCGCTAGCTTGGCACTTGCTCAAGCCTAGGACACGGTGTGCGAGGTGAGAGAGATTAGAGGCTTACCCCTAGCGCGGCCAGGGCGGCGGTGCCGTGTTCGGTGCTGGCCCACCCCCAGAAGCGGGGTTGGTCGAGGATGAACTGTACATTTTCCTCGACATTGTCCCATCCGGTATTTTTGGCAGGCATTGTCAGACGGTCTTGCTCGCGCCACAAGGCGACAAAGCGCTGGGTCTCACGGTACCCTACCCCGATGGAAGATAGGCGGCGCTTAGCGGGCGCCTTAGGGGCCTTACGCGCCTTAGGTGCTGGGCTATCGGCGGGTTCTGGCGCGGGGTCGGGAACCGCGTAGGTTACGGCGGTATCCATGCCATAGGCGGCGGCGTAGTCGAACTGAGAATGAGAATCGTTCTCACTTTGTACGTCTACTGGCGTCGACTCTACAAGCGCCTGGCGTTGACGCCTTGTAAGGGGTACGGCGTTGGGTTCCTTAGAGCCAAACTCCGCCTCCCATAGACGCTTTCTCAACACGGCAGTGCTACCCTTGGCAGACACCCCAGCGGCTTTACACGCACGCTGTAAGCCACGGTATGCCACTGGTTGGTCATGCGTATGCGTCACGGCGCCTATGCTGCGGCCATAGGTCAGCATCTCAGCGCGTAGGGAAGTAGAGACGTGAGCGGTCTTGGTGGACTTGGTGTAGTTAACTTTCATGATTAGTACCTGTGTAGTGGTGAATGTCGCTGTTTAATTTCGACACTTTCACTATAGGCGATTAGGACAAATTTGTCAAGTACCTACGCAAACTCAAGTGTTTAGAGGTACTATAGGACAAAAGCACTATAGAGCACACATACTATGATACACGCGTACGAGGGAGGCGCATGGGGGGGATAGGGCGCGATATATATATATGACAACACTCACAAAATTTACGTCCTAAAAACGTCACGCCTTAGATAACACTCGCCTTTAGAGAGACCGTTTAGGTCTCGCCTATTATAAAGCGAACTACATACTATACGACATTACTATTAGTCTCTCTTATATATATAGAAAGTCTAGTATATACACGTAGATAAATAGAGCTGTTTAACCTGTTAAGCTTCGTAGTGAAGAAGCGAGAGTTAAAGAGAGCTGAGTGCTTTACTTCTCCTCTAGAAAAACCGCTCACGCTTTCTAGAGAAAGCTCTCGTTCACTAAACAGCGGTAGCGACGACCACTCGAGCTTCCTCCTCTACTCGTTCCTAAATAGGAACTCGTAGAGGCGCCTTTAGAGAGACCGTTTAAGTCTCGCCTAAGGCGTCTCAGAGCCCACCGTTGATGCTATTCCCCTCACGGGGAAGGGCGGGGCACAAGCGTCTATAAGAGGCGTCTATAAGACGAGAGTGTTGATGATACAGAACTAAACATCTCACTGTCGCTAAAAGAGAAATGTCGCTTCGTCTAGAAGACGACACTATGCTTCTACGAGTCTTTCCTAAAGACGAGTAGAAGTAGAAGACTCTCTTCGTTCGTCTTCTAAGCGTATTACTACTCTATATGTTGAAAGCATGAATGAAAAACATTTAGCGGCTCTCAGAGAACTAAGCCCAGAGAACCGCGTAAGGTACTATAGAGCGAATGACATCCCAGGAGACGACAGAATACGCTATGAGGTCGCTCTTTTCAACGAGACGACCAAACCCTAAACGAGCACCCTTGTCGTTTTTAGAAGGCGTCTAAAAGAGTTGTGGTCATAGGTTACCCTCTGGAGCAGGAAACCAATCTTCGTCAGCTTCTACGCCTTCGTCGTCAGGGCTTGGAAATACCCATCGGCCATCGGCAATCTGTTGCGGTACGGCCCAGCGTGCTGTTATGCAATAGGGCTCTACTTCGCCAGTAGCAGCATTGATACCAGGCTTGGGATATCCCATCGCAGCACTAATGGCCGCTTCGGCGGCGACGGTCTCGGCCTCGGTGTCGAAGATGCGGTATTTCATGGTGCGCTCAAGCCGTTGGTGGTGTAAAGCGGAACGGATGATTGGCGGGCAGGTTGGTTGCCATCTCCCACTTGTGCGCGAGGTAGCCCTCTACGCGCTGGCGGTTCAGCACCGTCAGGTCGCCGCTAACCTGAACAACCTCGCCTATCGGGCCACGCCACGAAAACGGGTTTAAGAGAACCGAGCCAATCCTCATCCCCTGGGTCGCCAGTAGCCCCGTGCAGTTTGGCGTTTGCAAAATGGTGCCCGCGTCGATGCTGGCACCGTGGACATCCGCTCCCACGCCGCCCGTTCCGAATATTTGCGCCAAAACTCGTGGCGCGCCGAACAGTCCAGCAATTTGCGGCGTAGTTAATGCTACGCCAGCAATTGCAAAGAAATTTGTGCTAGGGCTACCGGTGCCCATATACCCCTGTGGATAATCTGTTCCAGTTGTTCCCGGCGTTTCGCTGTTCAGCAACCTCAGAAATATGGCTGAGGTTGTATTCGTTAAATTTGCAACCGTAAAGTTAGCAAACTTCCGGTCGGGTGCCCACGAATAATGGGCTGTGGAAATTGACAGATTGTTTGAAGCGCTCGGAAATACTAATGCAGGCTTGTTGTTCAAGCCGGTCGAGTTGTAGGGAATTTGAGACGATGCGTTTGGCTGCGTAGCGTGCCGAGCGTTGCTCGATTTGTCATTCCACTGGCTGACGTTCCCGCCGTTCAGCGTGATAGTGCTGATGTCGGTGGCGTCGAGCCATAGAGCGAGGCCGGGCAGTTGAGCGGGCGTCCAGAGTCGGCGGGAGCTGCTAGAAATGCCCGATAGTCGGGTGGCTCTTAATCTCATGATAGTTCAGTAAGCTCTAGAGTCCCGTCTGTAGAACCAGCACGAATAACGGCGATGTTAGGAGTCGCTGGAACATCAAGGTCAAGCCGTTCTCCCGAAGCAATAAAATGAGAAGTTGTAGCCGAAGCCGTTTGAGTACTGCTGCCAATGGCGTATCGTATATCCGCCCCACGGGCGTAAATACTAATTCTTCCAACTCCTACAGTTAGAGTGGTGTTTGCGGTAGCCGCCCCAGCAGCAAGCTGCCGTGCTACTCCTGGAATGCCGAGGGGCTCAACATTAAGCCGTCCTCCAACCAGGGTAGTTGGCAATCTATCTCTAATTGCCTGGGAAACGGAATCGGTAGCTAAAGCGGCGGCGGTTAATTGCGCCTGAGTCAGCGGCCCAGAAACTGGAACGGCTGTAGCTCTGAGCTGAGTGTCTGTAAGGGGACCACTGACGGGTACAGCAGTGGCTCTAAGTTCTGTATTGGTAAGTGCACCAGACACTGGAATAGGATTACCAGAGTCGTTCTTAATTTCAACCTGTCCAGTAACCGTTACAGTGCCGTTACCCCCACCGCCGCCCCCGCCGCCAGCTCGTTCGGCTTCTAAAGTAATGAGGTCTTGAAGCTCTTGAGTAGTTAAATACGGAGGGTTGTTATAAAACTCGGGTGGTTCGTTGGACGTAGTCATAGTGTGTAAAAGCTGTAGGGCTGATTATAAAAACCAGACAGGGGCCTGGCTGTTTTGTCGAAGTAAACCGACTACGGAGTAGGGTCTTCCTGAATAGCGGATTGTCGAAAATCAACATCCGCATTGGGCCCTTTAACAAGCAAAGCGGCGTTATTCACATCACTTTCTTGGATGTCAAACTGAAGAGTGTCCGCAATAAGCAAAACATCGTCAGCCGCCAAGAGTTTGTCTGGGTGAACAACGGCGCAAATCATTCCGTAGCCAGGGTTCCGTAAATCGCCACCAATGTTGGTAGTCGTTTCATAGAGAACGTTAAGAGCCATAAATGCTCCTCAGCTAGGTATATTTGGTCGATGGAATATTAGCAAGGTGCTGTAACGGCTAAACCATGTGTAGCAGCACACTACTACCCCTATGCTCGAACTGATTCTTACCGTGTTAGTGGCGGATTTAATTGTAACCTGGTGCAAAAATGGACTTAATTCAATCCTTACTTTCTCAAAAACCGAGTCTTGCGACTACCCCAACACCTCAGAATTTGGACGCTCTTTCGACAAAACTGATTGAGCGCTCTGTAATTATTAACGAGCGTGCTCAAGAAAACATCGCCCGTCTTCGCACCTACAATAAAGAAAAAGCCGAAAAGCGCCAGCGGCACATTGTAAACTCTGTTGCCGAGGCACAGCAGGTAGAAGAAGAAGACATCCTTCTAGAAGCCGCTGAGGTCGTTAAAAAGACACGCAAAGCAAGCGCGTCTTCTAAAACTTCTACGTCGTCTCGCTCTAAAAAACAGAGTGCAGAATTGGAAAATACTGAAGTTGAGGAGTAGTTATGGGTTTTGGCGGCGGAGGGAGTAAACCACAGGACCAATCAACGTCTCAGGCAACTCAGGCACTTCAGCAAGCCGAGCAAGAGCGTTTAATGGCTCAGCAAGTGAAACTTCAAAAAGAGGCGTTTGCTCGCCAAGAGGCCCTGATGCGCCGACAAATGGCGCAGACAGCGGCTCAGTTTGAGGCTCTCTCCGCCGCTGAGCGCGAAAGAGCAGAAACGCTCAGGGTGCAACAGCAGCAGCAGCTCTCCTTTTTTGATTCTATTCTACAGGAGCAGCAGCGCGTTAGTGCTCTTGCCGAACAGCGTGCGCAGAGAGAAACCGTACAGGCCCGTGAGCAGCAGCAGAGCCTATTTACACTCCAGGCTACTAACCAGGCACGTAGCGCCGCTCAGAGACGTGCACAAGAGATTAGGAGACGACAGTTCGGTATGGCCTACAGGCCCAGGTAGCGATGACTTTTAGCGAAAAAATTTTAGAAGCTCTGCGCCTTATAGAGATTCTCATTCCCCCTGCAATTCGTGGACTCTACCAGGTGATTGTAGAAGCACTTCACATTACACTCTCTGAGATGTCGGAAGAAAAAAGCGAGGAGAGCGATGAGACGCAAACCGAGAAACTCAATTAAACCCCCCTGGGAGCGCCTAAGCAAACTAGAGTTTCAGCGCTTAAAGACTAGAGCGCTCACAGACTTGTGGGCGTTTCTCGAGCTCATTCACTTCTACGGGGGCCCAGAGAGTTTTGGACAGGTGCACAAAGAACTCGCCGCTTTTCTTCAAAGCACCAGAGAGCGCAGGCTGATTCTTATCCCCCGGGGCCACTTAAAAAGTTCTTTTGCCTCAACGCTCTACGTTATGTGGCGCGTTTATAAAGACCCAAACATTCGCATTATGGTGGGAACGGCAAACAAGGACAACCTTGCTAGCGCCTTTGTGCGGGAAATTAAGCAGTACTTTGAAAACAAAGACCTCAGGGAGCACGTCTGGGATAGTCGCCCACACTACTCTGGGCCGCTCATTCCCGCCCTGGACCGCACTGGCCAGGCGAGGGCCAAGTCTCGCAGGAACAAGTACAACGAGTTTGAGGACGACTACGACGAGGGCTACACCGAGGCCGCTGACCAGAAAGTTGTCTGGCGTGCGGACAAGCTTCAGGTAAACCGCACAGAGATTTACAAGGAGCCTACCATAACGGCAGCCTCGGTAGGGTCGCCAAACACGGGGGAACACTATGACCTGGTCATATTTGACGACTTGGTAACGTTCGACAATAGTGATTCTTTGGTCAAAGCGAACAAAATTAAATCCTGGACTTACGATATCGAGTCGGTCCTAAACCCTTATGACGAAACGGTTGATAGAGGAGACGAGATTGTCATCCTCGGCACTCGGTATTACAGTTGGGACTATTACAGCTCTCTGCTTGGCGAAGACATTGACGACGACGAAGAGCTGCACGAGTTTCTATCCACGCAAAATGACGACCCTCTACACACGTTCTTTAGAAACATCTACGCAAATGGTGTAGACGCTACGAATGGCTATCTCTGGCCGGAAGGCTTTGACGACCAGATGGAGAAAAAGCTACGCCGACGGCTGCCGTCTAAACGCTTTGCAAGCCAGTATCTCAACACTCACCTCGTCGAGGACGATGGTCAACTAGGCTGGGCCTCAATGCGCTTTGTGCAGCCTAACGCCATTCAGATGGCTCCCAACGGCATTCTCAAAGTCAACCTGGCGGATTACCAATACCCGGTCGAAATTAAGCCCATGATTGTCGTAGACCCCGCTGCGAGCACGTCTGTCACGGCTGACTGGACGGCGATAGTTCTTGGCGGCAAAGGCCCCAATAGAGAAGTGCTGGTATTTGAAATTCGCTTTGGGCACTGGACGCCCTCAGAACTTGTCGCACAACTCGCGGAGCTCACGGATTACTGGCGCATTCCCAGCATCCACGTAGAGACTGTAGGCGGTTTTGCAAATTTGCGATACACCATAGCTGAGGGCTATCAGGCACTTGGAAAGCAGATAGCCATTATCGACTATAAACCCAAGGGCGACAAAAAAGAACGTATCCTTGGCTACATAGAGCCGCTGCTAAACGAAGAAAAGCTTTACTTGGGCCAGAGGTATGCGCAGAGTAAAGAGGTCAAGGAAGAATTTTTATATTTTCCTAGCCCGGATGTCCGTGACGATATCATTGACGCTATTGCGGTCCTTTGTGAGTTGTCACACCCTGTGCGCAGTTCCAATGAGAGAAAGAAGCGCAGAACCCGTGTGGCCGCCACGGTTAACAATAAGTACGGAGGGACTCGATGAACAATGCCCAGACAGCTCCGGGGTCTTTTTTAACGACTGCAGTTTCTGGAAACACCTCCGCAGGGAACATACACCAGAAGACTTCAGAACCGGCGACAGAATTTTTGGCGCAAGCAGTGCTGGGCCTCTATGAGACCTACCGAAACGCCAGGACTAATCGCGAAACAGTGTGGCTTGAATCCTGGGCCACTTATTTTGGTACACCAGAAGCGGAAGAGTTTCTGCGCCAAAGAGTGGCGCGTCTCGTAGGAGACGTCAACGACGATTGGCGCCATCGCATTGCCAGTGGCAAGGGTTATGAAATCATAGAAACCATCAATGCGTACCTCCAAACAGCGTTCTTTCCCAGCAGTGACTGGTTCGATGTTGTACCGGCAGAGAACCCAGAACTTGCAGATGTCGCCAAGGCCACAAAACGCTTCGTCTCTAAAAAACTCAGAGAAGCACAATTTACATCCTATTGGGAAACTTACATTCGACAATTACTTGTGACCGGTTTTAGCGTCCTAGCACTGCCCTGGGAAACGCGTTTGGTAACTCGCAAGCGACGGATTGAAAAAGAGGACGACGAAGGTAACAAAATATACCCCGCGATTGAAGAAGAAGTGCCTGAGTATGACAACATCAGCCTTGAGGTGCTAGACAGTTTTGATTGCTTCCTAGACCACTCTGCCAGGGACATCAACCGCGCCAACTTTATTCGCGTTATGCGCCAGGAAAAAGCGACTGTAATGCGCAAAATTGCGACCAAAGAGTATGACCGTCTCAACCCAACATCAGTTGTCGCCACGTCTGTAAACGGACGCACCAAGATGCAGTCAGAGCGAGTAAGTCGTTTCCTGGGCATGGAGTACGACCCCAAAGAACTTGTGGACGTGCTCGAGTTCTGGGGCGACATTACTGTAGAGGGCGTGACCTATCACGATGTCGTCATTACTGTCGTCGGTAGCAACCTGGCGCGAGTGGAGCCCAACCCTTATTGGGGCGGGCGGCCCTTTATTATTGGCACGGCTATCCCGGTGCCGGGGCGGCCCTATGGCTTATCTCCACTTGAGCCCGTGCTGGGCATGATTCATCAGCTCAACGTGCTCTCTAACCAGCGCCTGGACAACTTAGAGTTGCTAGTCGACACTATGTGGGGATACGTCCCAGACGGCGTTACAGACCCCGCTGACATGGTTACAGAGCCTGGTAAGATTATTCCCATGGCGACTCCTGGAAACGTCTTCCCGCTCCAGCGGGATGGCAATGGCGTCTACGTCTCCTATCAAGAAACAAATCTTCTCGAGATTAACATCGACAAGACTGTAGGCGTCGGGGCCTACATTGGCACCCAGCAAGGCCGCAAGGGAGAGCGGGTAACTGCTCAGGAGATTCAAGCCGTACGAGACGCCGGGGGAAACCGGTTGAGCTCTATCCATGGGCACATCGAAAACACTCAGCTCCACGCCATGCTGGTCAAAACGATAATGATGTGTCGCCAGTATGTCACCTATGACGAAGTGATTCGATACCCGGGGCAGCGCGGGGAGCAAATCTATGCGCACTTTGGGCCCAGAGAGCTCATGTTCGATTACGAGATTATGCCTGTCGGGGCCGAGTACATTGCCAACAAAGAGCGACAACTTCAGCAAGTAGTCGACTTTGTTAACCTCGTGTCGCAAGTGCCCCAGTGGACAGAAAGTATTAATTGGGAAGAGCTGCTGCGCATGGCCTCTAGGCGTTTTGGCTTTTCCGAGGACATAGACAAGTTCTTAAAACAGCCAGCGCCTCAGGCCCCAGCGCAAGAAATGGTGCCCCAGGCGATGCCTCAAGGAGCCGTTCCTCCAATGCCCGAGGCCCCAGTAAACGAGGCAGAAATGTTAAAGCAGCTAGCTTACCAGAGTGGCGGCGTTCCCATGGTTAACGCCGTTGCGGCAGAAAACGCCAGGGTAGGACCAGAGCAAGCACTCGCAAACGTTATGCAGGGTTAAATTTATGACCGACACTCTTTTTGACAACACTCAACCCGTAGTTTCTGAAAGCGCTATTCCAGAAACCGTTGCTCCAGTAGATGACGATTTTGAGCGGTTTAGAAAGAACTTTCACAACCTGGTGCAAGCAGACCCCTTGTTACAAAATGCGCTCAATCAAAATGCGCAAAATACTGTTGAACTTCAACGGCGTCGCCTTAAGGACGAATGGGGTAATGAGTTTAATACTCTCTTTGTCGAGGTAGAGCAGGAGCTCCAGGAAATTGCAAAAACCAACCCCCAACGCGCCCAGGCACTTGCCGATGCCGACGGAGCTATTCTTATCGCTCAGGCTCTAAAAGCACGAAAAAGCCAAGCAGCACCAGTCGAAACGGGCGGCTTAAACAGAAGCACTGTGCCCACCTATGCGCAGAAAGAAGCCCTGTTTACGGCTTCTCAAATTGCCAAAATGACGCCCGCTGAGCGCAGAGCTAATCATCAAGCGATTACCGCAGCCTACGCTCAGAATCTCGTAGATAGAAACGCCTAGTTTAGTAGGAACCCAGTATGACTTTTCAACCCATTGCCAGTGGTTCTCTGCTGAACCAAGGTGGTTTTCTTAACCAGAGTACGCACGATTCGTTTATCCCCATTCTCTGGGTGGACGAGCTTAAGCGGTATCTGGACCAGACTTTTATCATGACGCAGTTTCTGGACCCCATTCCAGACTCATATAAACAGGGGAAAGAGATTGTTGTTCCCACTGTTGGCCGCCTTCGGGTGCAACAAAAAGTGCCCAACCATGAGCTTGTGCTGCAACAGCCCAAAAGTGGCGAATGGCGAATGACGGTAAACTACCGCCCCTTTGTGACTTTTGCCATTGAAGACGTTCTCGAAATTCAAAGCAATTACGATGCAATGTCTGAGTATTCTCGAGAAGCGTCTTACGCATTGGCTCGAGATATTGACCGGTGGATTTTGGCCCTGCGTCCTGCTCTTAAAAAGTATGGCTCTGTAGTCACTTCTCAAGCGCCCGACCCGAATAACCCTGGACAGTTTATCAACGCTCCTCTCAACCGTGCTGCTCTTCTTGCTGCGAAGTTGCAGATGGAAAAGCGAAACGTAAACTTGTCCGACTGCGTTTTCGTCTTTAGTCCTAGCCAATACACCTCTCTGCTCACTATTCCCGAGTTTAACTCCTTCGACTATGTGAGTGGCCGCCCTACTGAAACTGGTCAGGTAGGCACTCTCTACGGTATTCCCGTGATTGTAAATAACAACATCACCAAAAACACCGTAAACGGCGTGGACTTAAACTCTGAAATTATCGACGCCAGCCCCCTGTTAGTGCCCACCCCCGGTTTTGCAAAGACCGTGAGTGGCAACACTATCTACAGTCCCTGGTGGCCAGACCCTCAGTACAATGGTAACCCCAACGGCGCTGGTAACCACGACGTGGACGTCACGCATTCCCTGGCGGAGAACGCCTATTCTGGCCTTCTCTTAAAGCGTGGCTTTGCCAAGTGGTGGCAGCCCGCCTCTCCCACCGTCGAGCCCGCTCGTTTGGCGCTCTATCAGACCGATGCTCTAATTACCGGGTATCCTCTCTTGGACACCAAGATTTATCGCGAAGAGCACGCCATTGTTATCGAAAGCTTCGAGACTTACTAAAACTCGTGGAGTTAATTCGCTTTGTCAACGACGTCCTTCTAGCTGTAGGAGAGCGGCCCCAGGTCTCCCTGTCGACTCCGGTAGGCCGTAAAGCCGCTCTAGCAGTTAGAGACGCTGTTGAAGATTTTCAACTAGCGAATAACTGGTCTTTTCTCAAAATTAGAACAACGCCAATTTCAAAAACGGGGACTGCTTTGGTTATCGCCTCAATGAGGCAAGTTCAGAGCGTGCTTCTAAAAGAGCGCATACTTAACCCGGTTAATATCGAAGAGCTCTATTCTAACGCTCAGTACTCCTTTGCGATACTGGGCGACGACAGTATTGAGGTAAGCCAGGATTTGGTGGGAGAGCCTGCTGCAGATTTTTCAATCTATGGCTACACGCAGCTTGTAATCAACCCCGACCTAGACAACTTTCAAATTCCTGTACCCGACCGGTTCTTACCCATTGTCCGCACTCAGACAATCTATCGCCTAGCTATCGACCACCTGGGCGACGGCAACCTGGCAAATATAAAAGCAAGCGAATTTACTCGAATGGTACAGGCCTATCAATCTAGAGAAACGGGCGTAGGCCGCCGCCAACAGAATCTTTACCGCAAAAGGAGCTAGGCGCCATGGACCGCGAGGGGCTCTTTAGACACCCGGGCGACACGGGCTCAGAGGAGTTGATTCAGGCCACGGCGTTTGGCGGCCTGAACACGGTAGCCAACGTGGCCAACATGCCCTACAACGACGCTCACAGGCTTCTAAATGTTGATGTAACCAATGGTGCCAATTTAATCAAGCGCAAGGGCACTCGGGTTCTTTACGAAGAAGCGCTGTCTACAAATGGCATAAATTACAGCCGCGTAACAAGCACTTCGGGACTAAATTTTTTAGTTGCCAAAGTTGGTACTGGTATTAAAATACTCTCAGTAAACAATGACGTATTTTCTAATTTAGTCAACTTTACCAACGTCTGGCCCAGTACGGTTTCAGAAGATTCTGTCGTCATTATTCCCACTAATGAACCAGAGCAACGTTTTATTATGCTTGGTAAAAGAACTGTACCAGTGCATGTCAAAATTGTAGAAGTAAGTACTGTTGTCCAGACCAACGCCGCTACAGTAACAGCCGTTGATGGTCGTCTTACTTACGCCACTTCTGGCTCAAACTTTTTTGCCTTTGTAAACTCTAGCATTGCGCCTAGTGCAAATCTTGCCTATAATTCCGTGACTAAAACGGCGACTCTAACCCAGAACGTTGTCGCCGGAGACGTGGTCACTTTTATTTATTTTTTCTGGCAGTGGTGGGCAGAGGCGGAACTCTATAACACGAATCGTTTTTTCGACTCCAAAACTAGGTTTAATGACAATGCTAGTCAAAGAAGCGTAGTCCTTTCCCCAGAAGTTCAGGACGACTGTGAAAGAGACGCCTATGGTCTTTACAGAATTTACGCCTCCTTGAACTACGGGAATACCGATGGGTATTTTATTAGGGCACACAACCCTTTTGATAGCACTAAATATAAGCCCTCTGATGGCTCTCTAAACTATGTAAACCCTAACCACCCCTCTGCAGAAGAAGCAATTGATGGCACGGCTTCGCTGTTGTTTGGAAACGTTTCAAACAATCAACCTCCTTCTCTAAATTTTGCTACGAGGATACGCCGACTTTCGCACAACGGAGGCACTGGGTTAACTCGCAGTAACATTTTTGTTGAAGTAAACAACTTTACTAAATCAGAGCAAATTAGTCTAGCCACTAACCGAGATTATAATCCGGTTTTAGAATATCAGTGTTTACTTTTTGACGAAAATGATTGGGACGACCCAAACCCAGACCTTATTGCCAGCAATCCACAAATTAACCCAGGAGCTGGAGTAGGTACTGGCACGGCAAACGACATTACGAGTGGAAAAAGGCGTTTTCCCAAAATAGTGAGTTCTTCTTTTACACAAAAAGCGTCCCACATTTCATTCGGAAACGGTCGCAAACGAGGACTGCCGTCTGCTGCAGTGGTTCGCATTGTCAACGTTGAAAATAAATGGACTGGCAGTGCTGGTCTAAACGTCAACACGCCTTACCGTTCCGGCACGTGGTTTCCCGTCTATGGCCTGGGCAAATTTGCAAATTACATGCTAGGCTTGTTCCCCTCTACGGGAACGCTCTACCAATCGAGGCTAGTGCTTGGAGGTTTCCCAGAGCGCCCTATGGATGTCGCAGTTAGCGCCGTGAGCGACTTTTCCTGGCCTGGCGAACTTTACAACGACTTTACTATAGACGCTTTTACGACAACCCCGAGCCACGGGTTTGACATCGTCCTCCAGGGAGGCTCTAGCGACAGGATTAGAAGCATGGGCGTCTACCAAGGCTCTCTGTTCGTCTCTACAAATGACCGCTTTTACCGTGTTTTTTCCAGAAGCGCTTTTACTTTTGAGCAGTTTTTAACCCAGTTCGTGGGCAATACTGGAGTATTGAATGAGCAGTGCATGGCCGTGGGTGAGCACGCGGCGTTTATTCTAAGCAAGACTGGCGTTTATCAATTAGTGCCAAGTGATGGCCTCGACGACTCCTACAACCTGCTCACTTTGAGCTACAAAATTGCCAGCCTGTTTGATATTGAAAACGTAAGGCAGATGCGAGACCGGGCGGCATTAGCCTTTGACCCAACGACTAAAAAGCTTTATGCCGTCATTCCCCGCTATGAAGATGGGCTGCGTTCTCGACTGCTTGTTTACTTTACCGACACCAGCGCCTGGACAGAATACGAGAGCATTGTGGGTTTTCAAGTGCTGGACATGTGTCAATACAGTGACAACGACGGCACCGAGCGGTTTTTAATCGTGCATCGCAGGTGCAATAACATTGTCCAAATTCTACGCACTGAGTACGAGTACCCCATAGACTTTGTTAAGATTGTCGCGGGAAACACGACTCCACAGCTTTGTCCCCTAATGACAGAGACCTACACCACGTCTACTTCTTCCAGGTACTCTCACCGTTTGGTCGTGTCGCCATTGGAGAATGTAGAAGACCTTGTAGTGCGTTTGAATAACCAAGTGCTCACGTTTCGCACTCAGTGGGCAAAGCAGCTTAACAACACCATTCTGCTCTTGTTTACGCCCGACGCCGGGGACACTCTGACCGTGTCCTACAAAAACCCTACGGTGCGCATTAGCTCACAGCGAGTCTATGGGTACGAGGCCGTAAAAAAGAACTTAGAGTCGGTTTACCGAAACGACGGCGCCTACACAATTAACGAAGGCACTGGTAACGTAACTTTGAGTGGTAATGCCTTAGACACTTACATAGTAGGCACCGTTTACCCTACAATCTATGCGTCGCCCGTATTTAGTTACGGCCTGCTCAAGCAACATAAGCGCTTTTTTAATTGGTCTGGACTCTTTTCTCTACGCGCTTTTGACGACGTCTACCCAGCATCTACTCCTGGGGACAACGTTGATGGCGAAAGAAAAATTGGCACCGATGTCAACATCAGCATCGTTTATAATAATGAGCGAGAGGGCTACACGGAGCAAGACCTGTTTAGGCTGAGTGAGCTCTTGTACGACTTCTACAGTTTTGACGACCTTGATGGCAATCTAGGACGGAGTGAATACGCAAACGTGTCCGTTCCTCTCCAAGGCGTGGGCTACTCTATTCAGGCAGTGCTCTGGAGCGCGGACGACGACGCCTGGGCGCTATCTGCATATCAGGTAGAGGGCCGCCGCCAGACGGGCCGACGACGTGTAACAGGAGAGTAGTTATGGCATTTGCTCCAGTGGTAGGGGCGTTGGCAGGGGCCGTTGGCACGATGTCTGCTATTTCTTCGCAGAATCGACAGGCTAGGGTTCAACGTGACGCTCTTCGCGAACAAGAAGAAAGCCAGACAAAACAGTTTGAGCTTTTGAATAGACAACGAGCATTTCAGAAAGACATCGCCATTGCTGAGCAGGGGCGAATGCGACAAGAAGTTGCTATGGGAGAGCAGGCGCGTTTGTTCAACATTCGCCTCCAAGAGCTCTCTACAAACCGCGCCAATATTATGGCCGAGTTTCAGCAAGCCCAGGAAATGTTCCAAATAGAACAGCAGCGCCTGGTCGAATCGGCCTCAGCCGCCCAAGAACAGGGACGAGTGTCTCAGGAACTGGAGCAGGCTTCTAGGCAAACAGAGGCGCGGATGGCTCAGGCCGCCCAGGAAGATGTCGCCGGGGCCACCCAGGCCGCCCGTGGGCAGACAGAATCTTTGAGCACCGCGAGCATGGCAGAGGCGCAGGGACTGCAGCAGGGCGTGAGCATGGCGGAGTTTCAGCAACTCTTTGAGCTCAACATAGCAACAGCTCAACAAAACCGTGACATTACTGAGCGCATGGCGTCTCTGCAGCAGGCCCTGTCGCAAACAGAGAGCGAAACTCGGAAAACAATGGCTGACCAGGACGTTGCTCTGGCGCGTACTCAATTAGAGTTTGCCAGGAATAACGTTCTTCTTGAGTCGCAAATGACCCAGGCGGCGCTGGATGCAGAGGCAAGTAGCAGGCTCTTTCAATTAGAAGCGGCTCAGTCTACGGACCAAGTGAGCTACGCCTCTGCTATGCGGCAGAACCAATTGGCGCAGCGGGACGTTCGAGCCAGCGGACCCAGTCTATTCTCCGCCCTGCCCAGCCTGGTAGGCGCCGGGATGACGGTCTACAACGCCGTCTCTCCACCCACCGTGGCACCGCGAATAACCAATCCCCTGGCGCAACCTGTCACCCCCATTGATTACTCTAGGGGTGTCGCTAGCAATGCGCAATCTCGACAGGCTACTCAAAATCTTGATTACGGGCGCGGCGTAATGACTGACAGGACTAATGCGCTCTTTAACCTGGGGTAAACTATGGCTCTTCCATTACGAATTATTGGCACTACAGGTTCGTCTGGTGGAAGTGCCGAAGTACCAGAGGTGCAGACCGGTAGCCGCCAAATAACTGAGGCCTCTCTAAGTCGCTCCTCCGAGGCAATTCAACAAGCGGGGGAGGCGATGCAACGCTCTCTTGTTATCCAGCAAGAAACGTCGGCGGCGGTAAACGCTGCGGCGGCACAGCGCCGTGGTGCCTCCCCCCGTTTTACAGAGGCACTCGACAGCCTGGCCAAGGCGGCTGGCGTGTTTGGGGAAATGTTTGGCGCCAGGCAAGAGCAGCAGCAGCAGATGCAGGCGCAGCTCGACAAAAGTTTGAGCGAGCAGCAGCAGGTGCTTGCCATTCAGGCCCTGCAGCCCGTTGTCGAAAACGCCCGGGCAATCATTCAGCAAGAGGGGTATGAAAAGGGTGTACCTCGAGTGAGGGAGATGACCATTAAGGCCCTGAGCACCTTTGAAAACTTGTCGCCAGAGACTGTACAGTCGTTAATGAACGGCATCTTCAGCGACCTAAACAGAATTAACGAGGACATGTGGAACGAGGGTCAGCGGAACGTGCGCGAGGCGCGTGAAGCCGCCACTGCCGTCGCGCTAGAACGTGGCAAAATTCTGGTCACGACGATTACTGCAGAGCTGAGCGAACGCGGGGCCTACCTTTCCCCCACGCGCAACTACGAGCTGATTCGTGAGGCTGAACAGGCGTTTACGGAAATGCCAGAGTTTCAGGCTCTAAGTCCTATTAACCAGGCGCAGATGCGAGCCGACATGTACCGGTTCATTGGCAACGCCTATGAGCAGGGGAGCAAAGCGCAGCAAGAGCTGATGTCGCAGGCGCAGAACTTTGAGACGGCGGCTACGATGCTGCAAAACGTCCAGGTAGCCTACGACACTGGGCAAATTTCTGCCGAGCAGCGCCAGCTCGACATTCAAAACATCAACCTGCTCTACGGCACCAACATCACTCCCTGGGGCTTCCAGGATGAGCTCACTAACCGTCTCGAAGAAAGCCGCGTCTATGGAGAGTACATGGAGCTGCAGCAGCAGCAGATGTACGATGCCAACCCGCTGGCTTCTTTAGAAGTTGGTCGCGCAGTGGCGGCGATTATGACCGGGACGGATTCCCTCGAGACCATTGAGAAAGGGCCCTATAGAGACAGCATCGAGTCTGTTATCAAACTCTATAATGACGCCCAGGCGGAAATATCACGCATTGAGGGTCGCACAACGGAGATTAATGGGGAGCTTGCTAGGCTGAACCAGGCGATGCAAATGGCACAGCGTTTTGCCAGAGCGAGCACAGAAGAGCAAAAAGCTCTGGGGCAGGAGTACGAGAGCGCCTATAACAACTACTCCACCAACCAAACAATGGACGCGCAGCTTAGGCAAGAAGCGGTCATTAACCAGCAGCGTCTAACTCAGCTTCAAGCGCCGCTGATTCCCTACGGTCTACATCAAGGGGCAGAACGACAGGGCGAGTTTTTTAATAGCGAAGAAGCGCAGAGGCAGAGGCAGGAGGCAGCCTCTAGGCGAGCGCAACTCCGGGCCCAGGGCACACAGTCTTTTAGGCAGGGGGACGCGGCTAGAGGGCCCCAACCGCGTCCCCTGGCAATGCTGAAAAGGGACAACGGGGGCCTAGCAGCGGGCACTCCTATCCCCTTCACAGCGGGAAGCGCTGAGAACATCATGGTAATCACGAGTGGTTACCTGGCAGACCGTGGCAATGGGCGACGCCACGCTGGGATTGACTTTGCCCCCGAGGGTGGAGACAGGGGAAATCACCAGGTCGCTGCGGTTCGTACTGGCCGGGTAACGGCGGCAACGTGCACCTCTGGCGGGTGGGGCTGCTACGTCTGGGTGGAAGATGCCCAGGGAAACACCGCCGTTTATGCCCACCTCACAGGAGCGCCCCAGGTTAAACCAGGAGATGTCGTTTCCCAGGGGCAACCGCTGGGCATCATGGGGAACACCGGGGGCAGTCGGGGCGCTCACCTTCACTTCAGTGTTCTAAAGCCGGGCGCCCGTTCCGAGGGCAACGGGGCCAACACTCTCGACCCTGTGGCCTACATTAATGAGTCCAGAAACGAAAGCGCCGCTGTGCTTCCCAGGGGCCTGGGGATGCCACCAGCAGGTGTGTCGCAGCCTAGCGGTACGCCACGGTCTCCCCAGGCGCCTCCCCCTGTGAGGAACGCACCTGTCGTTGTCGCCACCGCCCCCCCGCCCCCGGGCGCCTACATTCTCCCAGACGGCTCCGCTTACGTCTACGGCGGGACTATTTACGCCATGAGTGACGAGGCCGCTTCCCTCGTGGGCACGCGCCGCCAGGCTTTTCAGAGTTCTATTCGCGTTCCTCGCAACGGCCAAAGCGGCTCCCAGGAGCCCGCCTATCGTCCCCATAACGGGCCCGAAGTGTTCCACGGGGCAAACCCGGTAAGAAACAACCGCTACTCAAACGACATCGCTGACTATGGTGACATTCGACAATTTAACAATCCCGACAATAACTATGGCTATGAGGCCCTGGCACAGGACTCTGCGTTTAGACGAAAATTTCACGATTTAGCGAACGAGCTTAGAATCCCAGCCGTTTGGCTAGCGGATGTGATGGCGTTTGAAACCGGTGGCTCCTTTGACCCCGCCAAGCCCAACTCGATTGGGTGCTTTGGTCTGATTCAGTTCTGCCCTGACAACCGTGGTGGCTCCTACAAAACCGTGAATGGTCGACGCTACTCTATGCAGCAGCTTCGCAACATGACTAGAGCGGAGCAGCTCGATGTCGTCCGGGAGTATTTCAAGGAGCACATGCGCTACGGGGGGAATAAACCCTACCAGCACGCTCACCAAGTGCTTTACACAGTGTGGGGTGGTGGCGGCGGGGCCTGGGATAACCCAGCAAACTTAAGAGACGTTGGTGACGGAGACATTCGCTTTCACCAGTACCTCAACCGTCTTGGAGAACAAGCGGGCAGGCGCTATTGGACACCCTATGACCAAGTGAGTGGGGAAGAAGTGCACGACACCATGGTCGCCGGGTGTGCTTCTTGCCAGCAGCAGGCGGGGTTGAGTCCTGACAGTTTCATTGCACACATTGGCGAAGCGTCGATGCTCTCGATGATTGGCTAACTAGGCCTTGAGCTATTTTGGCGGCCTAAATGTCCAATTTAATTACTAATTATAATTCCGCCTCTGACCCAGAAAACACTGGCAAGCCCTTAGAAGTCCCACGAATCATAGCTTCTACGCCACGGGCAACAGTTACTGAGACGGGAATGCCAAGGGAACAGGCGCAGTTGGGCGAGATTCTAGGCCCTACGACTAATGCCCTCTCGACGCTTGCGCCAAACGCACCCAACCTTCAGGGCTTTCAGGCGTCTGGTGCGGCGGAGCAGATGGCGAGTGACGCGGCGGCCAACGCTGGGGCTCAGTTCAACTGGATGTTAAACAGCATCCAGAATATGCCCCTGCAATTTCAGAGCCCTCTCTACCGCTCTGACTATGGTGCGGCTCAAACAAGTTGGGCCCCGCTCCCTTTGAGGAGCATAGAATCGACAGAAGAGCGCCAGCGGCGGGAGCAGGCGGCGGTAAACTATCGCCAGCAGTATGGCCCCAACGCGCCCAATCCAATGCGCAATGCCTTTAGGCAGAATGCAAATCAGGTGGGTAGAGATGCCACCCCTCCCAGGCCTGGGGTGCTGTCTAGACTAGAGACGCCACAGTGGTTACAAAGTGCTATCGACAGGGGTTCTCAACTCCTTTTTGGGCCCGCTGACCTAGCCGCCAGAGCGGCGGAGAGGGTACTTGGGAGAGACCTGCCAACGCCCTCGAGTGTCGCAGCGGCCCAGGCGACTAATGTCGTCGAGGCCACGGGTAGCACCATTACTAACCTCGCGGCCCTGGGCGGGGGAATGCTTCAGCTTGGCTACGCAGTGGCCGACATTGTGGACCCTGTGACGGGCGCTTTGTTCGACCAGAGCCTGGGGCGCGCTCTCTATGGTTCCCCCGCAGCCAGCGCGGAACGGCGAGCCGAGGGACGTGAACGAGTAGGGACACCTCTGCGGGATTACCTACAGCCGTCGATGGACCTCTATGACGAGTTTGTTCCCCCAGAGGGCAACGCAACGCCTGGCGATGTGCTTCGTTTAGACTTTGGGAGCTACGGAAGAGGCCTTCCTGGGGCGGTTAACTGGGCGTCTGACTACGTTGGTTCAGTAATCGGAGGCACTGGCCTATCTCTCTGGCGTGGGGGCAGAACTATTGAACACGCCCTGCGGGGAGAAAACTATGAGTATGATTGGGAAGAACCTTTATGGCAGGGGCTCAATCCCTTCGACAGTTCTCAAACCTTCTCACTATTAGAGTCGCCAGAGTATTCTCCACTCAGTATTCAGCGCTTTATGTTCCAAGGAGAAGACCTCTCTTGGTCTCAGAGAGCACTCAACCTTGGACTTCTTGCCACGGGGTTTATTATCGACTCCCGCGCTCCAGACATTGGCGACTTTATTAGACTCAACCGCGTGGCCCGGGCGACAATGGGAGGCACTGACATTGTGCTCTACCGTCCCCCCGATGCCCCGGGCGGCCCCAGGGTGACATCCCCCGACGGCCTACCCCCGTCGCCCCCAGAGGCGCAAGGACGCCGTGCACTCCCTGGCACCCGCCCCGAAGTGCCCGCCCTGGGCCCGGGTGGAGAACCACTGCCACCTCTAACCGGGGGCGCCCAGGCTGTGCCGGATTACGAGGTGCTCTTTACCACGGAAGAAGGGATTGCGGTAGAACTCCCAAGAGACACGCTTCAGACAGTCGACTCTTTCATACTCTCTGAGCGGGTCAGAGACATCGAGCCCACGTTCGACGCCTCGAGGACTATTTTCGAGGTCGACCTACAAGACAACCTGGAGCAATTGAGGAGAGACCGTCTGGACCAGGCGTTCGATAGGCCCAGTGCGGAGCGAATAGAGCCGCAGCCAGAAGCCACGCCTGAGCCAGAAGCTCCTCCTGAGCCTGCTCAAGAGCCCGAGAGTCTGCCCCTTTTTCCAGAGCGTGTCGTAGAGGAGACGCCAGAAGGACTCACCCCTGAGGAAATGCCCTCAGAGCCGCCTGTGCGCCCCGAGGAGACGCCTGACCAAGAGAGGCGTCCAGAGTTACCCGAGGAGAGCATGGCCCCTCCTAAGGCCCCAGAGGGCCCCGTGAGGTTCACGGCTGAAGCCCAGGTGCAGAAAGCCATTGATGAGGGCAGTTTGCGCACTACTCCCGATGGCGGCTTTATTGACGCCGTGGACGACATCAAGAGCGCTCAGTACGACCTAATTAATAACCGGCTTCTGCAAAGGCAGATTGAGAGCGTTCCAGAAGCGGAGCGCAGCCCCTCAATGCGGCGCACTCTGGCAAATCTACAGGAAGAGTTCGAGTCGCTTCGTGAGCGCATTGCTGGTCGGCCTCTGCGGCCCATGGAGCCAGAAGCGGCCATACCTACGCCGGAGGTGTCGCTCAATGACACTCTACCCGTAGTCAAGCAAGGCACTCTAGTTCCTCCCAAGAACCCAGCGGCGCTCTATCAGTGGAGTCGCAACCTTCCTCTTGAGCAGAGCATTTACACTCCCGATGCGGAACTGGTTGACAGGACCGCGAAGCAGCTCACCGACCTAGCGCGTTTCTTTGGTCACGCGGATATCTCCCGTGGGAAGGTGCTCAGTGCAGAGCAGCTCGAGTCGCTGCGCTACACCTATGGCTCCATCTATAACACCGTGGGCCCAGAGCTAGACGCTGCGGCCCTAAAGACGCTCAGCATAGAGGGGGTTGGCAGGGTGGAGACAAAGCGCCCAGACCCTGTCAGGGGCCAGCCTCGGGAGACCAAACTCGTGAGCAACGAGGTGATGAGGAACCCCGACTCACGCACTGCCAGGCCGGAGGACTTTGGGAGTCCCAATACCTACTCGCAGACGCAGCTCAGCAAACTCTCTGATGAGAGCATTGAGACGGAACTCTCTGGTCGCTTCTCTACTTCCGAGGTGTACCGCTCTGGTCTACCAGATAGGGAGCTCGCGGACACTCGTAACGACCTGCTCCAGGAGCAAGCCTACCGCAGGGGGGAGAACGTAGACGATGCTCTAGAGTACTTCCCAGACGACATCCAGAAGTACGCCGAGATGAATGGCGTCAACGTTGAGGACTTGACAGATGCAGAGTACCTTGACTTTGCCAGGGATGCGACAGAGGATGCTCGCATACGTTCTAGCCTCAACACGAATGACATTAACCAGCGGCTGCCGGATAGTGTTCAGAGTCCTCTACTCTCACCAGAAGCTCGAAGTGCCATAGAAGAGCTCGTTATTGCAGAGAGGAACGTAGAGCGCTCTATGATTGAAGTTCGTCACCGAGTCGAACTTCTAGAAGAGCTCGAGGCGTCTATGAGAGGGCCCTCTAAACAACTCTCTGATGACGTTCTGAATAACAACCTTCTTCCCAATAACCTCAACGTCGGAACTCACGCGGGGAGCAGGCAGGCGCGGATTGACCGCATTGCTGATAGAGCCAGCGCTCAGAAGGATAACATCCTCAAGGGTCGCACACTTCGCTCAGAGAGTCAAGTCCCTGAGGGTTACAAAATTCGCGAAGTAAACATCGACGAAGTGTTTGCCAACCAGGAGGCCTCGGGGTTGCGTCTAGACATGACGGACCCGAATGAGCGCAGGCGCGTGGATGCTCTAAAAAGAGCCTATCTAAATGGCGAAGCAGTGCCACCTATGCGCCTGGGCTTCTTTACTCCAGAGGACGCGCAAAAGTTTGAGACCTCTCCTGGGTACAGTGTTGTCGATGGACGTCATCGCCTCCAAGCTTTGAAGGAGATGGGCACAAAAACCTTTAACGCGCTCGTCGATGGTCAGCCGGATGAAGCCGTTAAGTGGTACCACGGTACCAGAGACAGCGTCACTGATTTGTCGCAGCTCGACTCCTTTCAGACCGGGGCAGCCAGGCGCCCTCTCGGGGCTGGGGTGTACTTCTATGATAACCCAAGAACGGCCACGGCGGCGGCGACAGGCTTTACTCCAGCGAACTCTGTTGGACATTATGCCCCCATGCCCCAAGGGTCCGTCTTTACGGCTTCTATCGAGAATGCGAACCTTCTCGATGGTGGAGAACTTCTCACCGCCGACCCAGAGCTCTGGGCGGGGGTTAGGAACATCATCCGCGCTGCGTTTGGTGAGGACAAAAAGGGCGCGAACAACGCCATCGCAGCAACGAGGAAGAAGAACATGCCTCAGTTCTATGACTACATCGCCTCCAGGTTTAAGATTGGAGACACTGGGGGAGTAGACGAGGTGCGAATGTTCGAGCTCCAGACTCAGATGAGCAACTTTTTCCTCGCCCAGGGTTACGAGGGTGTACGCTTTAACTCAGACGCTGGGAACGTAGTAAACATTTTCGACACTCGCTTACCCTCCGTCATTAGTGGAGAGGGCGCAAGAGTCGGGAGTCCCCGTGCTCTAGACCAGGCCGTGGAGAGTGTGAACCACGCTAGGGCAGAAGCCGCTATTTTTGGAACAGAGAGCTCTAGGCAGCTCGCTGAGCAGTCCTCTTTCCGTTTTGGTAAGGAACTACGTCGCCAGTTAGTTAAGCGCCTTCAGGAGGCGTCTGAGCGGGTTGACGACGCTTTCCGACGCCTTACCGAGGCGGACGATGCCCTCTACGACGTGGCCCAGAGGGACAAGGAAACCATGAAGCAACTCGAGGCCCAGGCGGATGAGCTACGGCGCCAAGAATTTATTAGAGACAACGACCTACCACCATGCCTATAGAACGCTGTCAGCCTAGAAACGTAAACGACTACACTAGCACTCGCCCCGCGAGTGAGGAAATCCCACCGCCCACAGATAGCACCAGGCGCACAGAGCACAATGCTCGCCGGGCGAGGATGTACAACATCAGAGCATTCCAGAACGACCAGGAGCTCTTTCAGTTCATGCGCCTCTATGCTCAGCGCTCCTTTCAGCACAACCTGGCGGCCACGGCGTCCTTGAAGAAGGGCAGGATTACCAACTTTGGGTCGCTCATTGCTCGATACATGCCACGCTGGCAAGGGCCGGATGCGGCAGCTAGACGGCTTAACGACTGGATGTTCGCCGCCCGGGACGCTGGGCGTAGTCTCTTCGACCAGGTAGAGTTCTGGGCGGACGGTACGGAGCTCCCCGCTCGCTTCCAGCTCAGCCAGGTGGTGAAGGAGACACACTCAGAGTTCTTGAGCATCAGCGCTGGGAAGAACCTCAGCAAAGACCAGCTCAATAGGAACTGGCTAGACCTGGTCGACAACGGCCTGGATAAGCGAGCAGCAGAGATTAACCAAAACGGTAATACTCGCTGGGAAGAAGCGAGACGAGCGAAACACCAGGTCGACCTTGAGGAGCGCCTACGCTCGCAGGGTTATACGGAAACAGAAATTAGGTCGCTTGAGGACATGCTCACTCGCCAGGCGGGGGTCTATGATGGCGCTCTTGGCATCGCCCAGGCGAACAGGGTAGGGCTTGAATCCCTCCAGGGCCGCTATAACCCACGCTTTTTCACTCCTGAGATGCGCGACATCATGCGCAAGCACAAGCTCACAGAGTTGGGAATGTCGCCCAACAACACGAAGTACTACTCCTCCGTAAGCGACCGTCTCTTTTCCAGGGAAACCTTCGAGTGGGGCGTAAATGATGAGCTTCTCCTTGCGGACGCCATCGGCTTTGACATTGGGCCCACGCCAGCCAGGGCTCTAATCAAAGACCTTGAGGCCAAAACTAATAAATATGTCGCCTACGCAGAGAAGCTTCAGAACCGTCCCAAGGGGCGCTCAGACGCGCAGCAGGCGGCCATGGAGAGACGCTTTGATGAGCTCGGTAATGAGCTCGGAGAGGCCGAGAGGGCCGTTGCAGAGGCGAAGGCGCTCGCCCATGGAGCCCTCCAGGAGCACATGCTCGATGACAGGACACTCTCCTGGGACTTCGCGAAGATGCACGAGGAGAAGCTAGACGCCCTGGTTGACTCCGGCGTTGTTGGCAAGCTCCCCCTAGCGACCACTCGAGTCCTGGACGTGCTTGTGGAGCGCTACCAGCTCCCCGACTTTATCAGTAAAGAGGTCGGTCGTGCGGTCGTGGTCGACCCCGTGCGCAGCTTTGAGATGTACAAGGAGTCCATGCAATCTGTCATGGGGGACTCGATGCTCATCAACGAGATGCACGTCAATGCCATCAGCAACGGTTTTGGCATCTCTAGGGAGATGTTCGAGGCCGACAGGGCGAAGTACCGCGACTACCGGCCCATGGGGACGCTCATGGACAAGTATAACATCCCCAGCACCAATGAGGCGGCGAAGAACGTCTACCTCGACAAGTACGCCTTTGACCAGATGGACGCCATTCTCTCCCTGAGCACGGAGCCAGCGGCTTCATCCGCGTTTACCAGGGCCTGGATGCAGTTCACCAAGTACTGGAAATCTGCGGTTCTCTCCACCGTGGAGTACATCTTTAGAAACTCGGTGGAAACCGTGGTGCAGGGGTGGCGTGCTGGGACTAACCTGGCGCTTATACCCACGAGTATGCAGTACCTACGTGACTACATGCGCTTTGGGCCCGACGCTCTTCCCACGGAGAAGGTATTTGCCAATGGTAAGTACTCCGTGAGGGACATTTTCGAGTCCATGGTGAGCACTAGAGAACTCGAGCTCCAGGCGCCCATGGGTGGCGAGACGCTACGGCGTGGCGTTGCTGGTGATGACGACTACCAGCGCCTCAGGCGCATGGCGGGCTACTCTCGCCCCGCTCAGATGTGGTATGACCTACAGGGCCGCTTTGGCTACATGAGCGCTCAGCTACGTGCTGGAGACGTAACGGGGACGCTGCGCTATGCTGCGGGCTCTATTGTCGAGGGTCAGAGGCAGATTTACAACACCGTTACCATGCCACTGGCGTTCTTTACCGACTCCATGAAGCTCGCGAATATGCTCACTACCATGGACAGCTCCAGGTGGGCACGGGTGGGGCAGTTTTTTACTGGCGCCCCAATGAACCGGTACGAGAACCTCGACGATGCCAAGCGCCACCTAAATGAGTACATGTTCAGATACGACCGAGGAGGCGTCATTGACCGCGCAATGTCCCGCGCTATCCCGTTCTGGAACTACTTCAGCACGTCCATGCCCGCATCGTTGCGCAATATAATGGAAAGTCCTGCGCAGCACATCGCTTACCAGCGGCTCTACACGGCAATCAATGGGGATGCTCGTGAAGATGAGGACTTTACTGAGGCTGCCACGCCTCCCTGGTTTGGGAACCAGATGCCCATCGTCTTCAAAGACCCCAATGGGCGAGAGAACATGTGGTTCAGCGTGGATATGTCACGCCTCGACCCGCACATGGACTTGATGCGGCGCCTATCCGAGGCGACAACGAACATCATGAGGGCCAGGGGGCACCATGTTGGTCGCTTCGACCAGTACATTGAGGATTCGAGAGAGCAGCGAGACGGAGCCTTCTTTAGGGACGTCCTGGGGCAGATGAACAACCCAGTGATTCAGCTCGCTATCGCCGCGTGGACTCAGAAGAACCCATTTACAGAGGCTGACTTTGAGACAAGGGACACTATCCTGGGCTTCGACATTGGCCCTGTGGGCCCCGCGAGCGGTGGTTTCACCAAGTACGTCATCACCACCCTGGCGCCGCAGCTTAACTACGTGGAGCGCACCCTGCGCAACCAGGGCGTATTGCCAAGCAGGGAGAGCTCTGCCATTGGCAGTCGCACACAGTACCTCAACGCTGCTGGGGAGCTTGATGTTCGCCCAGAGGTGCAGAGTGCTTTCGTAAGGGCCCTGAGTGTGGTCGGCTTTTCACCACAGCTCATCGATGGTTATCGCAACCTTCAGCGCACGGAGGCCTCTCTCACGTTCACCAGTCAGGACATCCGGCGCCAGGCGGGGCGGGTCTTGGCAGACGCCAGACGGGAGACGGATGCGGAGCAGCGAGAAGAACTACTCATTGAGGTCGCAAAACTCCGCGCCTTGGCAACGCAGGTGGAGGCTATGAACGACATGGTTATGTACGAGCTCGAGAGTAACGACCAGCTCCTGGATGCAGAGCGCAAGAAGTTTATGTACCGCGATACCACAGAGGCGGCTAACCAGGAGTTTGAAGAACTGACGGGACAACCAGCAGACAGACGCCGCAGGAGCAGTAACTAGATGGCGACACAACCAGTATTTGCGAACCTCAGCGGCACGACCTGGACGCTTGATGTCACTGCTGCTGAGTTAATAAGCGACACGTTTATTAAAGATTTTGTCGTTTTTTTTAATAGTGTCCTCCAATCTCCTACACTCTTTACAAAATTGAGTGCTACCAGCATTCAATACTCGGGGAGTAGCATGAACGCCCTGGTGGAGGTGCGAAGGGAGACGGACGTAGCCCCTCATCAACTCGTTGCCTATCGCAGTCCCATTCTCAGTGATGACTACAACGAAAACCTCAAGAAGATTAGTCGCAAGCTCGAGGAGTTGGTGAAGTACCCCCCGGGGTTTGCAAACGTACCCTCTATCAGTAGCAGCCCCTATGGCGCAAACTGGTCAGGGGATATCGTCAACGCTCCATCCAGGAGCGCCGTATACTCGGAAGTTGAGTCCGTAAAAACGGCCTACACAGCGGCTGACACAGTTCTGGCAGCGTCAATCAACACTAAAGCCCCTCTTAATTCTCCGAACTTATTCGGTAACCCGACGGCCCCCACTCAGCCTACCCAGGACACCAGTACCAAGCTGGCTACAACCCAGTTTGTTAGTAATTCACTAACCCCGTATGCGACCACAGCGTCAGTAAACTCTGCTCTAGTACCCTACGCGACCAAAGACAGCCCTGCGCTGACGGGCAATGTAACAGCCCCTACTCCGACCCTCGGGTCAAATAATACCAGCGTCGCAACCACTGCTTTCGTGCAGCAGACGCTGAACAAGACCGTGGCTAGACAAATTGTGGGTTCTTTCACGACCACGGGGAGCCAAAACTCGTTTTCTATCACGGCTCCGGCGCACTTATCTGGATGCCAGAGATGGGGAATTGATTGGTCTCTTAACAATAATTACACTAGCAATGCCAACACTTTAATTTACATTCAAGTTAATGGGTTGAATGCCAATTACAGGTCTGTTGGCATTTTTGTAGCTTCTACCACTCCGCCAGGAGCTCCAATACAGTTTGATTGGTCCTCTTCCTATGGCAACGGTCTAATCACTCTTTCTCGCTGTGAGGCCGCTAGTCAAAACCTAGCAGCGGGAACCGGAGGATTTGTTGATTTTATAGGTGCTTGCTGGCAGGCTCAAGGAATTAGGCACATTGAAAATGTGCGTCTTTGCGACTTAGTTTATCAAACTGGCTTTGCCAACATAGCTGGCTTAAACTACGTAACCGTTCAGAGTTACTCGATTGATTCGGCGTCTGCTATTCCTTTTCCATCCGGGTTTACTGCGACTGTTTGGTGCGAGTCGATTGTCTAAACTAAGCGGGTAGTTTGAGCTACCCGCTTACTCGACTCTAGGGCGAGAGCCTGGCTCGTTTGAATCGGTTCTCTACGTACCATTCCGCCAGCGCTGGGGCCCAGTCTCTGAGGTGTCGCAGCATCTCGTTCGCTAGCCAGCGGCACTCGAGTTGGGCGTCCTCTTTTGCCCGCAGGTCCAGGATGTGCATGAGGCTGCGGACGTTCACGGTCATGACCCAGTTCTGCCTAACGTCGAATGGAATCAGGCTACGGGCGTGCTCTTCCGCAAACCCCTCCTCTACCCGTTTCGCGTAGAGCTTGGCCGCGTCTAGGCAGTGCTCTAAGTCTTCCAGGTGCTGCTCTGCAGTGTAGGTATACTCCTTGCCAGAGCGTGACGTGTAGAACCCAGGCGAGCGCAGGTAGAATGCGTCCTCCACTATTTCTTGGATAAATCCGGGTTCCCGAGGGGCGACCGCCAGGGCCTGGGCAATCTCGAGTATCTTCCCAGAGGTGTAGCGAAAGCTCTGCACTGAGAAGTGTACGCCAACGCGGTGGGTGCGCATTTGCTGCATTGTCGAGTGTGGGAACCCGATAACGTTGAGAGTTATAGCGGGGGCCTCCAGGGGGGAGAAGTGCCCACGGTTTCCCGCGAGGAGATGCTTCACCACCCTACGGCCAGCGTCTTCCTCCGACGGTAGCTCAACGTTTTCCAGGGAACCCTCACACACGCACTGGTGAGCACTGGCCCAGATAACTTGCTGGGGGTTTGGAGTCCTCGCAACCAAGGTGACTTTCATTCTACTATCCATGCCAGATGTCCTCGTAAGTAAGGTAATCAGTTTTATCAAGCAGCGCATTAATTGGCGGGTCATCGCCCCACAGGTCTGCGTCGTAGGAGCCAATGTACTTCGTCTCCTTACTATACCCGTTTTTTGCGACCATGACGCGATACCAGAACTCCGGTATGGCGGAAGTCTCGTAGCGCATCGTCGGTGGAAGAATCAGGCGACCAGTAGCAGCACCTTTGAATATCTCTGGCACGCCCGGTGGTGCAAGCACTTTATTGTACACGTCTTTTAGTGTACCGATGCAGCTCAGCGCCTGGCTTACGCGCTCGGCACGCTTCCAGGCATACTCCAAATCAGCACCGTCAGGAGTGACGATGGCCATCTGCATGGTGGCTTTGTTCAGCGCCAGCCATACACCATTATAACCCGTCGACCCTATGTAAAGGGCGAGCTGAGTCATATAACCCCTGTCATCGTCGCCACCACTGTCGACAAAATATAGGTCTTCACTCGCTTTATACCCGAGGCGAGTGAAGCTCCTCCAATAGCTGTCGCTCATTGTTTTGACCTCTACTATCAGAGGCTCTCCCTGGCCCCTAGAAATGACGAGGTCGAGGTGACCCACCAGTAGCTGCGCGCCAGGGAACTGCACCTCTACGCGCCACTGGTCATCCTCTGAGAGGCAATTTTGTGGAATGGGCACAGGAGCGTAGCCAGCACGCTCAAGGTAGACGCTCGCCCAGGCCTCGAACCAGTCGCCCAGGTGGAACGTGAGCTTGTTTCGCTCTGTCTTTGTCTCTTGAATGACCTTGATGGCGACACCAAGGTTCTTCTCCGCGATGTGGAGTTTACTTTTGAG